CCGGCAGCGGTTCAACTGGTAAAGCGTGTATGCTGGAGGGGTTCGAATTCATCGGTTTTGAAATGGATCCGCATTACTGCGAAATCGCAGAGCAACGTATAGCAAAAGCCCGCATGTAGCGGGCTATTTTTCAAAGTTGTCGCGGTACCAGTCTTGCCAGTCGTAAATAATCATCTTGCGTTTCGTGGCGCACTCAGTGTCCTGGTTATCACTCACCACGCTTTCGTCAGTGTTTGTCGGTGCCTTTTTCGACAATTCGCACACCGGTCCTCTCATCTCGGCTGACGGCGGCGTCGGCGTCCAGGGCTGACTGGCGCAACCTGATATACTCATCATCAAACTTACAAACAGTACGTATCGGATCCTGAACATATTTCACCACATCACGGTAAATGGTTTTGTATTTAATCTCAGTGACAGTTTTTACAGCCTGTGACTGAGATTGTGATTTACTTTGCCGTTCTTCAGCTTTCTGCTTTTTCTGAGCCGCCTGAGCATTCATCTTATCGGCATGTGCTGACCACCCTGCGCGATAAGCGATCGTGTGACTACCAGCGGCGATTAACAATACGACAATACCAGCGTATAGCTTGTTCACGTAAAGCCCCCTGACTGATAAACCGGCACACAAGCGCCAGCGCGAAAATGCATGACGTCACCCAGGATGGTAACCACGCACCGTAATATTCGTTAACGCCGTCCAGGATCAGACCGGCGATAAGCGCCCATACTGACCATGATTTAATTGGTGTACTGCCCTTCATATTTTAATGGCTCCGCGCCGATGCGCTGCAGGTACTGGTCAATTGTCAGTTTACCCAGGCACAACTGGTTGTTGTTCTGTGCGCGTGTCCACACACCCATACAGCGACTTGATTTAATCGAGCAGTCAACTTTCACACCGTTTACGCGGGTGAATCGCCAGGCGAGAATCTGATCGCACGCATCTTTAAGACGGTTCTGAGTGAGATATTTGCGGGCGGTGCTACTATTAAAATTAGTTTCCCCGTACTGATAAAGCCAACTGCCGAATGCAACATTCACCCTGTCAGGTAACTGATGGGGTATTTTTTCGAGCGGTTTAGTGTGGCTGAGGATCGCCTGCAGGTTCATGTTTTTGCATTGCTCCGCAGTAAAGGTCATCCCCATCTTAATGTTAGCGCCGGTTACACCACTGCATACAGTCGGCACCCCGCCCTGGTCTTTATAAACCGTATAGCGCAGACCTTCAACCGCCGGTATCGCAGCAAGCAGCGCTGCGATCACGTATTTACTTACTTTGTTCGTTGCGGATTTCGACGCGGACATCTTTCGCCACCTGTGTGTTTACTGCCTGCCACAACCAGGTGCATATAGCGATTGCTGCGGCAGCAACAACGGCTTTAAACGCATGACTGTAAACAGGTGTACGTTTTTCGGATGACAGACGCTTAGCGCGCAGCCAGGTCATATCTGCGTGATGCTCGTCCGGACGGGCAAGATCAATACCAACGGATCGCAGGCTTTCTTTTGTCACCATGCTGGATGACATTTCAGATAGTTTACGGTCTACCTGTTCAACCTTTTCGCCGATGGTTGACATTTTGTGCGACAGCTCCCGCGTGATTAAAGACGTGGATTCTACCGCCTCGGTCAGTCGCCCTATTTGCTGGTGTAGTTGTGAGTCATTCATGATAATATCCATGAGTGAATGAATAAATCACAGTGTAACCTGAAACCGTGGAACGTACAAACGGCGGTTTTTAAGATAAATCTTAACATTCCTGAGAGGGTGATACAATGGCTGATAATTGCGGCTCCTACGTAAATGCCGAGGATCTGAAAGCAGCAAAGGAATCAATTAATCACATTGAACATGTTGCAACCAGTAAAGACGCTGACGGTAATCCTGCGCTCGTAGTGACAGACCCTATTCGCGGAACAAACTACACAAACAAGACACTTGAAGGTTTTTTTGCCAGGTTAGGTTTTCTGCCCGTTGACGGTTCTTTCCAGACTGGCGGTACACTCAACAATCGCTGGGATGTATTACTGAATACTGCTGACAACAGTTATTATCAGTGGATGGGTTCGTTACCCAAAGTTGTACCTGCGGGTAGCACACCGGCCACATCGGGCGGTGTGAGCGCAAGCGCATGGGTTAATCAGACAGATCTGACGCTTCGCAGCCAGCTGGCGGCTGCGTCGGGAATTGACCTGATCGGCGGTATGTCTTCTGAAGCAAGACCGGGATACGGGCTTAAATTCGGCGATACAAGCGGTATACCCACAATAAATGTAAGAGATGCAACGGATCAAAGAATATTACTTTCAAAAGACGTAACACACCCCGATGATTATTCGGTACTCCAGATTAACAGAACAGCTAATTATTCCGGTGGAACAACAGGTTTTGTCGGTTCGGCTTTACGGGTTCAGACCGACGTCAGTACTCCATCAAGCGCATCTACTTTCGAATGGGCGGGTCTTTTTATCCTGAATAATCAGGTCCCGGCGACAGTTTCAGGTAGCGGTCCCGGTGCTGTGCCGCAACAGGTCGCCCTGTATGGACAGGCCAATAAAAATGCCACATCTGCGACCTGGGCTGGCTGTTTTGAAATCAATGATAATTATTACGACGGTACTGTTGCTAAAGGCCAATCTGTCGGTATTGAACTCACAGTGCGCGGTGTAGGTGCTGACAGTTCAATTATGTCCCGCGTCGGAATGCATGTTGCGGCACATACTCCGGAAGGAAGTACCGGTGCGGAGTGGGGTGCGGCATATTTTGCCACCTCGGATACTACAAAAAACGTCAGATTCCGACATGGTTTGCGTGTTGAGGGTTTGATCGGTGACTCACTAATTTATAATTCCGCCGGTACAGACCAGGCTTCTGCAGCATTGATAAGGGATGCTGGCGCACTGACAATCGGCATTGACCTTTCTGCCGCAACGTATGGTAGCGGTGTCGCCATGCGTTTAAAAAATAGTATGCGTATAAGTTTTGACGGCGCTGACACAAATCAGATTTATGGTTCTACGTCAGGAATAATTACGAAAGGTAAACTTAATATGCAAAACAGCTTTGCTATCCCTGCCTCGGGAAATACCAGCACTGCAGCAACAGCAGGCGGAGTAGCATCTTTACCAGCAACGGTGGCCGGTTTTGTAAACTTTTATGTGGACGGTGTTGTTAAAAAAATCCCTTTTTACAATTAAGGTTGGTAAACATGCAGAACTATACTTTACAATTTAATGAGCAGGATCTGAAAATTATTGATGCTGCGCTCAGTCAAGTTGCTTATGGGGTTGTAGCACCCCTTATCAATAAGATTAACCAGCAAATCCATGACCAGCAGCAGGAAAAAAATATTCCCGCTGCTGATTAATTTAAAAGTCGTCCTGATAATAACGTGCATCGTAATTGATGCACGTTAAACCCACCTGATAGTTATTGTCCCTTCCTGACGGTTCCATGCTTTGAACAAGCATTGCTAATTTACTGCGCTGGTCATCAGTACGTATAACATAAGATGTTTTATCACGAAGCCACCCGGTGTAAATTTCTTCAGACGGTGTTTCAGTCATTAATACTTCAAACTCATTATCACCCGGTACGATCGGTATGTTCTCTAATGTACCCAGTGAATGAGTGAGAGTAATGCTGTAAGTATTACCGAATTCAAACGTTACAGGATCGCTGAGGGTTAAACGAAGATCATTAACATCAATGATAACACCTTCCATCTGTAACATACGAGTATTGTCGATCATGTCAACTCGCATCCCCGGTGCGGCTTGCAAACCAATACTTAATGTTGTGCATTCGTGTGTTAAACGTTGATACTTTATTTTGTTGTACTCTCGGCGTGCTCTTACTTGTGCCAGCCATTTTGACTGACAAGAAAGTAATTCTATTTTATTCATATTTGTCGTTTCACCCGCTGTTACGTACAAATATGACTTCTCATCATGATCGAAATATTTAACCTGAACACCGGTATAATCTTTAGGGGGTGAAAAACTGCGTGTTCTTTTATCACTGTCCGGAATTTTGAAAGCGTGTCCGAACTGCATAGATGACTCATACTGCGGTAATTCCGGCCAGAAATAAAGTACGCTGCCGATCTGATAAGGCGTGACATTAACTGTTGCACATATTATCTGCAGGGCTTCTTCATAAGTTGTGTCCTGGTTATCAAAAGTGTAACCGACCTGTATCGAACGAGGATCGCCAAAATAGTTCAGAATCTGTTGCTGAACTTCATATAATGCTTCAACGTCAATTGTATCTATACTTCTTCTGCCGAAATAAGGATCGGTGTGAATTGACATGATTACATCAGCAAAATTTCGACTTGCTACCCCATTATAATACCGGGTGGCAATCATGTTGAGCTTTCTTTCTTTCTGTTTTAATGCGGCGTTGGTGGCTTTTGTTACAGTGTGAATAAGTGTCACGTCACCGTAAGAACGCGGGGTAATGGTAGAAATAGCATACAAGTCCCGCCATTTTACCGTATCGATAACAGTGCCTGAAAATGATTTATCTGTATCAGAAGTTCTTCTGACATAGACATATACACTTCTGCCGGGGAAAGGGTTGGGAACTTTTAATGAACTTCCCACGGCCTCATCCATGCGACCTGACACTGACATGTTATGCAAAACGCTAGGCGATAATCCTTCAGGATCTGAAAGTGTAACCTCAAAATAACAGGTGAAAGGGTGAATGTCACCGTCGGTTTTATAAACACCACTTTGTGCGTAAAGATTTATCAAAATCTGATCACAGTTATCTAGCAGATACGGACCTACTATATACGGTACAGGCGTGGTGATGTTCGGTGTAAATTTATAAAGTGTTTTACCTGATCCTGATGTGAATTCCCAGTAACCGTCTGTGCGCTGATATGCCTGTAGATAAGCATCTTGTCCGGTTGACGATAAAGCTGACCATCCTGATACACCATTTGTGTCAAGAAAAAGTATATTGTCGCCGGAAGAAATAACGTTATATGTTCCATTTAAGTTATTACGCGTATATGTACCTGCAGGCGTAACATTAGGTGTGAAACTGTAAAAATCAACAAGAGTGATTTGTGCAGATCCGCCTAATCTTTCTGTCCAGTTTACGGTTGTGTTACCGTTGTTTACCAGGGAGTCTATTTCACCGGTACTATAAACTTTAAAAGATGCCTTAGAAACATCTGCGTAATTTGGGGGTTTAACCTCAGTACCGTCCGCCTCGTTAGATGATTTGGCAACAATTATTGGAAAAGTATTAAGGTCTATACCTCCACCGATGCTCATATATGCTTCACCTGCACCGGGTGCGTTACCGTTTTTGTAAAACGCTAAACGTTCACCGCTTATGTTTTGAACAGGTGTAATACCATCCAGAATATCTTCAAGTAAATACTCACCTGTACCTAAACATAAAAACTGAACCTCATATTCAGTTCGATCCAGGAAAATATTATAGTTCATGAGGAGATCTGGATACGCACGCACATAACCACGAATGTCAGTAATACGTGCTCCGGCGCGCGGTGAGTTACTTCTGCCCTGCAAATCATTATTCGATGAAGGTCTGTTATTTTTACCAACGGCGGTACCCGAAGCGCCGGGTGCCAGAATAAGTGTTGCAGCAACAGCAACAATAGCGGCAATAATGTAAGGTACGAACACAGCAGCCGGACCTTTAGGTAATTCAACAACGATGTAATCATCTTCGGTGTTCATCACACACTGAGGATCTTCACGCCAGCGATCTGTTATATCATTTTCTTCCGAAACGGTATTTGCATATAACTTTAACCCACGAGGGCGAACAGAACCGGCAGGCCAGGTGGATAACATCCATGAGGCAAGGTGTTCATGTTCAAAAACTTCCGGATCACAGCCGGGTTTAAAATAGACAATTTTAGACATTATATCGCCCGTATCTTAGGATGATGTGGTTTAATTTTACCATGTGCAAAGGTGATCGTATACATTGACCCGGACCACCCGTGATCGGTGCGAAACAGTGATGAATCATACCACGGTCCCACACTCCGATGTGAAGTCCGCCAACGTGTTTGTTACGCATCACAACCAGTGCACCCTGTTCCGGTTTTGCAATTGGTGTAAAATTTCTACGCATCCATCTGATAAAATGACTATCCCAGGAGTCACTGGAAACGGGTTTCATGTTGTCAGGATAGCCGTTCAGTGTATACCACTGTGCAACTTCATGTGTGCAGTTCCACATGTCAGTATGATAACGATCCCCGATCATGTTGCGTAAGCCAGTAATGACGGGAAACGCTCAAAAGAATAAGGTTCGCCTGTTCCCGAGTAGTTTGTTAGAGGCGGGCTGGCAGTAAAAGTACAACCTTCGGCTGTGAAAGAAATATCGTTAGCCTGTAACGTATATGGACCATCCTGAATATCTGAAACAGAACCGTCTTCACGATAAACAAAAGTACGAAGTACCACTGTCGGTTTTTCTTCACTATCGAGCGGTATCATATCAAGATGTGTTGCGACAATCTCATTCAGGTCCTGAATAGTAAAAGCGAAGTCTTGCGAAAGATCGTTCTGTTTTGTGGCTTTAGTGACCGATAGTGGAATGTACTGATAGTCGTACATATTACCGTCTTCATGTACCGCGCTGAAACCGGGGTATGCTGAAGTGATATAAAGAACGTCAACCCACGTAGAATGTCGTATCTCAACACCGTCAACCACCCCTTTACCGGTGGTCGCGACAGTCAGCAGTTCACGCAATTCATCTTTCATCATGCCGCCTTATCGAACGCGTCTTGCCCGAATAAATCCGGAACCGGTGTTCGTTCCGGCTGATGAGTTAGCCTGTCCGATTAAATAAATAGTCGTTGTCGCAGAGATATTAAATCTAACCGAAGGAACTGTATTATGAAGCGAAGTCGTACCGTTTACAGTTTCAATTCTCATCAGGTTCGGAAACGCAGGCATTGTTGCTGATGTGGTATTCAATCCGCCGAAACTTACCACAATGTTACTTCCGGTATTTGAAAGTAAAATTGTTCCGGATACATCCCAGTCACCGGGTGTAAGTGAAACAGATGTCAGGTTCGCCACACTACCAGATGTAAGAGCGACGCCTGTTGCCTGGTTAGTGATAACTTCACCGATTTGGCCGGATGGGGCGTTAGTCGCATTTGTTACGCCTGTGAGAGATGCTATTTCTTTCCATGCCCCCCATGAACCATTATTCATCGTTCGGGTAAAAGTGCGGTTATACAGTGTAGCGTCAGTAAGCTGAACTGTAACAACGACCTGTGACACATATAACGCCGAATAAGCACTAACAAAAATCATTCCTGCAGTTGTACTCAGTGGTGCATTCGTGGCACCCGTATCATACCGGTACAAACCGCCACTAACTGCTGAGTTCAGGTTTGTAATCTGAGGTGCTTGTGATGCACCGACACCGAAACCTACAGTCGCGTTATATAACGCAGCCATGTTAGCAATCTGTAATGTATTAGTTCCTGTCGCTGCTGTAGGTGATGTAGGTACGCCAGTGAAACCTGGGCTTTCCAGACCGGCTTTCACGTCATCAAGAAATTTCGTACGGTTGGCAAGCTGTTTAGCCTGACGATTTGAAATTCCGCTTGTCCCACCCTGTACAGGATCGGTTTGTTCAATCTGATAAATTCCGGTTTCCCACTGTGACGACTCGGGTAAATTTGCCATTTTTTTTACACCTTTATGATTATTTAGTTGAAAAACCGTAGTTTATCTGAGCATCGTAATTAAACTGACCATCATAATAAGGCAGAATGGTATCATTTAAGTATTTACCTAACGCGATAATTTCGCTTACGATGTAAGATGTCTGGTCACCATAACATGGCATCATAATCTGCCTTATCTGAGATGCGCACCTGTCGAAAACAGGTACAGCTTCAAGTGTTAAACTTACAGTACCGTGCCAGCCGATCGTTTCAACTTTCGGTGCGGCAACAATCTGAACAACGTGTGTCTGGATAACACCGTTGACAAACAGTTCCATCATGAAGCGTTTCGAGCCTTCAGCAATGGTAAAATTGTAAAAATCATCCCACCACTGAAGTTTAGCCGGACTGGATAGTGTCAGGATGCAGCTGACATTAGCCGGACCACCGAACGTACTGCGGCCGAGTCGTGACAGTGTGCCGGCAATGTTTGACTTTGTGACGCCCCACGGCTGTACATAGGAATACGAATCACGCTCCGGAAGGAACATTGCGCCGCCGTAGCGCAACTCTGGTAATTCATCCATCAGGTTTTCCTCTGTGCGACATAGTTCGTTTTGAAACCGCGGTTAGTTTTGCTGTACGGGTTGGAAAATTCACGTTCATTGATCCGCGGTACTTCCTGGCCGATAATCAATCTTACACGATCTTCGTCCAGTTGTTGAGTGGTCACCTGATCGTTACCGTAGTTTGCAACCTGAACAGTCATACCGTTCCCGCCGCCCTGACTTCCATTATACGTACCTGCACGCATTGCTGCCAGTTCATTACGATACTGACGGGTCTGACGGGCAGGCATCACATATTCGCCGTTGCTGAGACGCGCCGGAATGCTGTCTGACGTGCCTGTACCCATGCCCGACACATAACCACCCTGTGCAAATCCAGCTGCCTGTACGGATGACAGGCTGCTCAGAATTGATGTACCCTGTGCGAGTGCGCCGGCAATAAACGGAATGTTCATCGGGAAACCGACAGACATCGCTTTTGACACGTTTTGCCAGAGTGACACGGTTGCCGATGCGATCGCAAATGCTTTACTGGCTAAGAACATTGATTTGTAGATCGCTGACTGCTCACCTTTTGCGTTTTTCAAGACTTCGGCCATTGCACCAAAGAAATCTCCGGTAGCCGATAACAGCACGGAGTTTGCAGACATTAGCAGGTCATTGCGCTGTTGTTCACCTGCCTGCTGAATCTGCGTCTTCATATCCTGGTATTGCTGTTCATTTAACAAGTCTTGTTGGCGAGCTTGTTCCAATATTGCTAAACGGTTAGCCTCTTCAACACCGATCTGAGAATACTGATTACCTAATGGGTTTAATTGCGCCTGAACGTCATTCTGTACCTGAGTAACCTGGTTAGCCAGTTGTTTAGCCTGTTCCTGTTTGTACAGTGACGCCACATATGCATCAACCGCCTGACGCTGTGCATCGGTAGCGTCAGCGTTCAGGCGTGACTGTGCTTCAGCCTGTTTTGACTGTAGAGTAAGCTGATTCTGTACCTGAACAGATTTCAGATAAGACGCCGTCAGGTCATCCACCGACTGACCCTGAAGCATCGCCTGAGCAACCTGTTCTTTTGCACGCTGAACATCAAACTGACCGGCATTCACTTTGTCAGTCAGCGTTTTGATATATTTCTTATTCGCTTCCTGATTCTGCTCAAGCTGTTTCTGTTCGCGTTTTGCAGCGGACTCGGCTTCACTGGTCGCTTTTTTAGTTTCTTTTTGACCTGTCCGGAAGTCCGTCTGCTGTTTCAGCAATGCCGCATATGCCGCAACCTGTTCTTTCGTGGCGTTGCTTCCCAGTTTGCTGGACGCCGCCAGTTCATAGTTACCTTTTGCCAGCGCTTCGGTGTACGCAACGTTGGCTTTCAGGTTGTCAATTTGCTTCTGTGCGTCGGCATCTGCTTTAGGCGCTTTAACAGGTTGCTGTGCAGCTTTCAAATCGGCAGCGAGCGTTGCGGCTAATCCGGCAAGACGCCGCATAGCACTAATCTGATTTTCAGTCTCAGCAATCGCTGTTTTCTGATTGTTAATCTGGTCAAGCAGATATTTACCGTACATTGACGTCTTATCACTCAGACCGTCATATGCTTCCTGTTGACGCTGTAGCGTGCCGTTCTGGGTAATCAGTACACGGTTTAATTCGTCGGTCTGTGTTGCAGTACCGTTGAGATTTTTAGTCCAGTATTCCAGTGCCTGGTTGACACCGTCGATCGATTTAGCCAGGCCTTGCGAAATGCCTAGTTTGTCATTCAGCGCATCGGCAGCAACGCCCAGGTTGTTCAACAGCGCGGCGGATGCCTGTTCAACAGTACGTGGTAGTTTCGCCGCTTGCGCATCCAGATCTGAAAAATCCCCGGCGAGCATTAACAAAACATCACTGTTCAGTTTTCCGTCAGTTGCCATCTGGCGCAGTTCACCACGGCTGACATTCAGCTTTTTAGCCAGGGTGTCCAGCACGACCGGTAACTGCTCGGAAACAGATCGGAATTCATCGCCCTGCAGACGCCCGGACGCAAAAGACTGTGACAACTGGTAAATAGCCGCTGACGCTTCCTGACTGGATGCACCGGACACACGCGCCATCGTCTGCAGGTTGCTGATCAGTTTCAGCACCTGGTCGTTAGTGACACCCATATCTTTACCGGCGGATGCGAAACGCGCGAAGGTGTTCGCAGTGTCCTGTAAACTGGTGCCGGCATTGTTGGCGATGGTCTGAAGTTGTGCAAAAACAGCGTTGGATTCAGCCTGTGACTGTGTGTAAAGATTGATACGCGACTGTAACAGGTTGATATTGTCAGCCACCTCAATGAACGCTTTGCCCCACTGCGCCATCTGCTGGACGACCTGCAGCCCCAGGAACGCTTTACCTGCTGTAATCAGACCGCCCAGACCGCTGTCGTTTTTACCACCGTTACCGGACAGGTTATTGACGCGTTTCTGTGCGTTATCCGCACTGTCAGCAATGCCGTCCAGGGCTTTGTCAACCTGGTCAGCACCGCGTACTGCCTGTGATGGATCTAGCGCAATTTCAATACCGATTGCCATTTTGATGTCTCGCTGAAATGACTATTGACACAGTATACTGTATGTGAGATAACAACGGCAGGTTAAAATAATTGAGGATAACGTGTATGAATACTGTATTTGTCGTTTTTGTAATTCTGATCTATCTGGCACCATATATCATCGCTGGATGCAACCCGGGCTTTAAACAACGCGGTGTCATGCTGTTCCTGAACATTGTCGCAGGCTGGCTTGTCGTTCCGTGGGTCGGGATGATGGTGTGGGCACTGTGGAAAACTAAAGCCGCTTAACGCGGCTTTTTCTTAATCAGTTTTTCGTTCTTTTTGTTCTGATCTGCCATGACCACGAAATCAACGCGGCGAACAATCCGGCGCAGCGTTTCCAGTGGCAGGTTGTACACCTCGGCGTAATGTGCAACGCTGTCCCAGGGTATTACACCGCGCTCTGTGCGGCACGTTGCAAGCTCCATGTATGCATTGAACCATGTCGTGTGCTGCGCGGGTATATCGGGCGCTTCACCGGCTTTCTCGGCGGCTATTTCAGGCACTGCTACTTTGCGGCGAGACGCTAACTTTCGGATCCATTCGTTGTCGTCATCTTCCTGTTTCTCGCCGGTCCACAGCAGCAGTGCTGTCAGTTTTTTACCGCGGCGTCCACCTCAGCATTACGGAAATTCGCCTCAATGCTGGCCTGCGTCAGAATGTTGGATGCCAGGCGAGGCAACGCTGCAAGAAGTACACGTGCATTTTCCGGGCTGTATTCTTCCATCTCGTCAGACTTCCAGCCGATCACCAGAACGTCAGCGATAAAGTCGGTCACCGCTTTGTCGGTCACATTGTCACGCAGACCGAGCATAAATTTGCCGAACTCATCACCGGCGGCCGGGTGGTCAGGGTTGTTCGCAATAAAGTCACGTGCGCGGCGTGCCCACAACGGGTTAGTGGCGTTGTTCTCACAGAGTGTCACAAAGAAACCTTTCGACAGCTCGATATCGTTGGTTTCTTTCAGGTCAAATGAATTGAGCAAAGAAGCAGGGATTTTCATGTCAAACACCTCGTTATGTTGGTGATAGTTATTTTACAGTGTTGACAGCATGAATAGCAACGGTTAAAATAATTGACGTTAACGTGAACAGTGAGGAATGAGAGATGAAAATTAGTATGAAAAGTGGAAGTGTGATAATCGATGGCAGAGAATTCACGGGAAAATCTATTTCCATTACCGGCGACAAAGTTTTCGTGGATGGTGTACAACAGTCGGGAAGTTTAGTCGGTGATGTGTTCATTACGGTTAACGGTGATGTTGAAAGTATTGACAATACATCCGGCACTGTTGAAATCAAAGGATCTGCCGGCAATGTTAAAACTGTATCAGGGTCAGTCAAATGTAATGATGTTACAGGGAATATTCAGACAGTTAGCGGTAGTGTTAGCGCTAATAAGATATTAGGGAAAGTTAATACAATATCAGGGAATATAACGAAATAATTAAAAACTAGCCCCGCAATGCGGGGCTTTATTTTATCAACGTGGTAGGTACGGGAACAAACTGAAACCAACAACGTAACCGTAATCGTCGTCCAGGAACGCGGTGCCGGTAGTGGTCAGTTTAACCTTCTCGTTCGCTGCGATGTTCTTTGCACCGTCACCCAGGGTCATTGTTGGCAGGTCAACCACGATAGCGCCGTCATTGTTCTGCTGGGTGTACTGCAGACCGCAGGTGGTGTTATTGCGGATCGCCGCGGCGACACGGGTGTCGGTCAGAACAACTTCGGTATCCAGGGTCACAGCGAAATCACCGAGGTTGATGAATTCAGGACCGAGTTTACCCAGTACGGACTCGCCGGACAGGTTGTTGTTGATCGTCAGCGTTGTGTCTTTGAAAAACGTCGTGTCACCGGTCAGGTCGCCGGTAATGAACAGGCGCAGATCGGTAAAGTCGGCCGACGTGTTAAACGCTTCGGTGCGGTCGTAGTTTTCCCAGATGCCCGGCAGACGGGTTTCGGTCATCGCTTCCACGTCTTCACAGATAAACGTGGTTTCCAGCGTGGTTTTATCTTCCAGGCTGTTGTTGAACGCGATCTGGTTCAGCAGCATACCACGCGCATATTCGTACGTGGTCGGGTTGGTGTTATATCGCGCTTCACCGGTGAACGGTACGCACTGATAGTCCACGTTGTCCATTGACACGTTGCGCACGAACGAACCGATGTACAGGTCCACGTTACCGCTCGGAGTGATAGCCGCCGGCGTGCCGCTGTGATGATCCAGGGTGATTTGTGTAGCGGTTACCTGACGCACGCGCGCTGTACCGTCAGCACCAGTGCTGAAACCGGTCAGACCGATGACCTGACCAGGCGTCAGACCGAGCGTGGTGAAGTCTACAGCAGTCGCAGCAGATACCAGGTTACCCTGTGCATCCATCGTCAGCGAACCGGTTGAATAACGAATACCTGCTTTGTACACGGTGCCCGCGCTGGTATCGACCGTCAGACCGGTCACCGCGATATTCGTGTTCGTTGAACCTGAGCCGACAACTTTCAGACCGTTATTCGCTGCCATGTCAAAACCTGAGACATAAACGAGCGTACCCTGGGTGAAAACTGTACCGCCGGATGCAACGCTGTAACCTGACGCAGTGGCACCGGTTGATGCTGTACCGTTCGGGTTGTTACCTTTCCAGACGCTGAATACCAGTGCGTCAAGCAGATACGCCAGGTTGTCAATGAACTGATCGGCGGTGAATCCTGCCTCAGCGCTGAGACTGGTTACGGTACCTTTACGTGCGGCGCGGTCGAGGCTCAAAGGCTGACGGGCAACCGTTTCGAGTGACGCACCCCATGAACTGACTTCGTTCGGTTCCTGATAAGTCCATACCGTACCGGAGTCCGGTTCGTTAACACGGCACAGGCTAATCGATGTAGCCGAGCCGTCTGCTGCGCGATTGTCGCACGGATCGAGAGCCATGATTTGTCCTCATGAGTAATTTACACTAGTGCTATCAGAGTATATCACGGGTAATTGAGGTGATACAGGTTAAAATAATTATTGACAGTATGTATGGCTGTGTGTAAAGTTAGCCATGTCAGAGCGGAACAACACCCCGCCTAAAGTGAACATCGGTGTACTGTATGGAGATGTTAAAATGTGAATACTAACGGTTTGGGCGGTTCGACCGGAAGAAAAGAACCGCTTTATAACAGAGGAATAAAAAGTGAACCGAGTTGCATTAATACCGCCTTTTAATTTTTTGCCCGGCATGGCATGGTCAAGCTCATCAGCATTGTATACGTTCAATTTAGGGTACTCGTATCCTGTGTCATCAAATCGTCATACGGGCAAGGCTGCAGAGCGCCGCGCCGCAAAACGCCGGAGAAAAGCAAAATGAAAATCCTGATCGCTTTAGCATTGTTCGTACCTGTAGTTGCCGGCGCGCAAATGCGTGTATCCTGTGACCGTGTGGCAACGGCTGTCGCCGTGATGCACGGTTTCGAATATGACGCGGTTACCGATCGCGCACTGACCGCCGCGTGCCGTGACGGTGAAAAAGCAGCGTGGATGGGTGAAACACCTGACCACTTTGAAAAACGCATGAAAGACAACCGTCGCAAAATGTCGTCAACCTCACCGGATTATGTTGCCGGGTGGAACGCCGCCGAAATGTCAACAACTGCGGGCTACTATGCTGCCCGTGAACTGGGAAAAATGTAATGAACCTGAACATCAAACTGTTAAACGATCAGGCTGTCATTCCGAAATATGCCACCACAGGATCCGCATGTTTCGATCTGGCAACCGACGGTAATGTCGAATATGACTCGGCGGGTAACGCTATCTGCGGAACCGGTCTGGCGTTCGAAGTACCGGAAAACCACGTGATGCTGATTTTCAGCCGTAGTGGTCACGGCTTCAAATATGACATCAGCCTGTCAAATGCCGTCGGTGTGATCGACAGTGACTATCGCGACGAGGTGAAAATTAAACTCAAAGCCGAATCGCTGACCGGTCAGGAAGTACTGGACGGCATCAAGCAAGGTGACCGACTCGCACAGGCTATCGTGTTGCCATACCAGCCGGCGTTTATCACCGTGGTTGACCAGCTTTCTGACCCGGGTACCGGACGAAATGGCGGGTTCGGATCAACAGGAGTAAACTAAAATGGCAATAATTGTCCTAGTAGGTCCGCAGGGGTGCGGTAAAACTAAAAATGCCGAAAAACTTTGTGAAATTTTAAATTGTTCAGCTTTCGTTGACGACTCTGGTCGTATTGACCAAAGTTTACTGAAAGCAAAAGTCATGACCACTGAGCCATTTTCTTGGCAGCCATTTGCTGGTTTAGTTGATAATCCTCACTTTGGTAAAGACATATTAGTCCTTTCTAATCATGATTTCACTTTGACATGTGATAATCGTCATGTCAAAGCAGTGTATAACTATCATGCTATTCAGGGGTTGTTATGACCGAACAACAAATCGAACTACAGATGCGTGTATTCAACGAGCGCATCGGTGAAACTGAACGCACGCTGGAATGGTTGTACGAACAGCGCCGTGAATTTATTAACCGCCACAATTTGAATAAAGTGGTAGAAACAGCCGTAAGTATTGCTTTACAAAATGCGATGACCGGAACAGATTTATCAAAAGCAAAAGGTGAATTCCTGCTACCCAAAGGTAAGTCCAAATAGTAAAACAGCCCGCACTACGCGGGCTTTCTTTCAAATACGAATGTTCCGATCCCTTCCCGCCCGATATCCGATTCAATCTGGTTGTATTCCCGGCAGTTAAACCCCTGCTCGTCAAACCAGCGGATCAGCCCCGCCACAGTAAAGTAATGGATATGCTCGTCCGGCCGGAAATGTTTTGAGGCCAGCACATCGTCATACCCGCTGAACACTGGGATACTGACAAACGCAAAGCGGTCGATATGCTGTACCGCGGCGGACATATCATCGATGTGCTCCAGACTATCCCAGAACGTCATCGCATCGTACTGACCGGCGTACATGTCTGCAAACCGGTTACGCTGGTTCAGCCATTCGACCCAGGCAGGATTGACGTCATATCCGAGCATCCCTGACGCCGTGACAAACTGACCGGATCCAATTCCTACATCGACCAGGTTGAAACCCGGGTAATATTTACGCACCAGGTCGACGCGCGCTTTCGTCAGTGCGTGTCCGATCGGCGTGTTCGCCATCTTGCGATACTTTTCAAAATACGCCGCGTCATAAGGGCGGTCTTCCTGTTTGACAGGATAGTGACCATACCCGCGTTCTTCATCCCACGTTAACATTTAACCACCTCGTCAGTTTTCCTGTGAAATCGGTAATGTGTTTGTTGCATTCATGCTTCGCCTGGGTGCACATGCAGTATTCGTCCGGGATTGCCCAGCCTACCCGCTGCAGGTTCATATCAGGGTCGGTGATCACATGGGGCGCGTTATGCCCTCCCCGACCGCCGGCGACGACAAAACATGGTGTCTGGTATGCAATGCTGGCCGGTACTGCCCAGCCGACGGGCGTCACTACCACGTCCGCGCGTTCAATCAGCGACATAAGCTGTGTGACCGAAAGTTCGCCGTGATGATAATACGTGTCGGCGTTTGGTGTATCGCCAACAATCCATTCTTTACCCGGCTCCAGGTCGGCAACGCTGACGACGTGAAATCCGCGCGACCGTAATAACTCAGCAGCCTGGCAAATATATTCAGGGTCACATCCGCGAGATGTGCTGTCCCATTCCGCGCGCACCGTAACCGGACGAATTACAGCTACGCGGCCGGAAATACGTAATGGATCCTGACCGTACGATGGCAGGTCAAACTGTAGTGGACCGGTGACGTTAAACTGGTGGCGCAGGGTGTTGATGATCGAACCATAAACACGAAAATCCTGCGGTCCGTATCCGACATTGGTGTGTTGTTTGTTCGGCTCGGGATACCACTGTACCGCGCTGCGGGTTTCATTCTTCTGCTGGGTGCGCAGTCGGGTTTCAGTGCGGACAGGTTTTATGTTCAGATCCTGATAAAGTTCAGGCCAGGGCGTGCGCAGATATGCGCCGGGGTAATATTTAAGGAATGGGCGCTGAAATATGTTGTCGCCCAGACCATGGTATCCTCTGAAATACGTCATCAGGTATCTCTGTGTAAGTAGACAAATTTACGACACGCACATTTTCCGGTAACCACTCGGCAATTTTCCGGTAGTGGTCAAGCCAGCGTGACGTCACTACAGCATCCGGATTTTTCAGCCCGTCGCCGTGGTCGCCATGACAATGCGTCCCATTCTTCACAGAGAAATCATAACCTATCAGTTCAATACATGTCGCATTTAATTGTGTTACAGCGTATTCAATCGCCCGACCGCCGGATGAAAACGATCCACGCACGGAAGAAACGAAATGGTCAACGCCCGGGATAGCGAACGGGCTGCACGTGACACGCTGACCTGATGGCGGGTTGTTATGCATCCACCAGTCATAATCCGCCGCCAGTACGACGTCAGGCTGTGATATGAGATAGCAGGCGTTGTTTACAGCGATTTTAAAGCATTCCTGTGCGTTCACCCACTCGATCTGTTCAGGTGTGAGCGACGGACCCGTAGCGACGCACAGAACGCGAATTAACGTACTACCTCGGCAGTGAACGGTACAACGACGGTCTGCAGGTACCATTCGTTATCACGACCTTCCGTCTCGATGCGCACGCCAGTTGGTTGACCGTAATTGATGCACGGATCCGCCCATTGCCCCTCGAACGCCTGCACAAGCTGTTCGCACAGTTCATCGTTCGGGAATACACCCTGCTGCATTGGCGTAAAGACGTTCACATAAGCGATACCGATTCGGTCACGGCGGCGCGATACACCTTCACCGCCCAGGGTGGTAATTCCACCGGCGTTAAACTGCACAGTGAGTCGAACCCAGCTATCGGTTGTTTTCGGATCGTATTTCTCTCCGTCAATTTCCACCCCGTCAACAATCAGACCGAGATTCAGCAAACGGGTGGTGATCACGGCGCGGATATCATTAATCGTCATTGTTTAGCCCTGAATTTTGATACGGCGACTTGTACCGCACGATCCACAAAACCAGCGGGTGACTGTTGCGACCAGCCGTTATTCAGTCGGTTAATGTACGGAACGTTGTTGGTGATATAAATCGGCGTAGTGCTGAGAGTGTATGACAAAACCTGTGCCACACCTGCTGCCTGTTGAGCCTGTCTTCCGCCTACACTTCCCTGTTCTGGAGTCCCGGTATTCCCGGTTGGTGCCGTACCCACCGCAGGCCACCAGTTCGCTGATGCCCACCCTGTGTCAACCGGTGTTCCATGCGGCGGGTTGTCAACAAGTTCACCGTGGATATCAAGCGCGAGTCGGATAATTTCCTTCGCCGTAGACTGGCGAATATCGACCTTTACACGCTTGATATCATCACGCATCCCCATTTACGCCGACACCTCATGAAACGCCGCAGCCTGAATACCGCTTATACGCGGCTGTTCATTCTGCATAAGGGTGTACGTTGTTCCGTCGCCCAGGGTAACGCGATCACCTTCTTTCGTCACGAAGTTAATTACCGGTACGCCGCCAGTAATTACGTTCAGATACACATTGTTCGAATCCTGCGCTGAAAGCAGGTCTGTATACCATTGTGTCACCTGGCGGACGGTCTGAGTGCCAGAGTCAAAACGACTGACCGGACCCATCAGTGCGCCGATGATTTTGTATGTAGTGGTCACGGTGATCAGTTTTGTCGGATTCGACGGGTCGCGTGTTTGAGTGGTGCGGGTGACGGTAGCCGACTCACCCACCTCAGACATCGCCGTCTGAACACCTTCAAGAATATCTACCGCATAGCTGATGTTTCCCATTACGGATACTCGCTGAATGGTGGGTTATCCAGTGCGCCATCTTCAAATTTACGAGGCACACACCCGCCGGTAAACAGACCGCCGCCGATACGACGTGATGTTGAACCGCCGGACGGGTCAGGATCGCCAGCACCCTGATTTTTACGATACACCAGATCCAGCTTCAGTTTGTTTAGTCCGTTAATAACGGCGTTCCAGTCAAGCTGAATCTGACCGACTTTGATATTCGGTTTGGTGGTATACAGCGACATCGTGCTGTCTACCATGAAGATTGCGCAGTCAATAGGCGACATGCCGCTATCAATCAGCGTGCCGATCTGTTCATCAGTCCAGTTAGCCAGAATGGTATTGTTGCCGTTAAAAAACAACTTTACCAGGTCAATCTGTGATTGTGTCGCCATGTTATACCTCAATAGCGTCGACTGTCACTCCGAGGTTAGTCACAGCCCACTCAATCGCCGCGTCTTTACCTTTGATTTTGTCGGTGTTCATCTGCGCGCCGGACATCAACACGTTGTACCAGCCTGCCCCTTTGTGTTCCAGCGTGACCAGTGGTGCGTCATCTGCATCAGATTTTTTCTGTGACTCAGTTTTCGCTTCCATACCGTGCGTCAGTTTGCGTGCAAACCACATCTGCTGTACTTTGTGCGCCGGTGCTTTGAACTCGTCGCCCGGCTGATACTCAACGCCAGCGTAGGTGAATGCTACACGTGCAAATACAGGCTTGTTACGAAAGAAAGTTGACATAGTTGTGTCCTCCTGACAGACAGTATAGCCTGTGCGCATTTTATACGGTAGGTTAAAATAATTGTTGACAGTGTGTACGGTGTGATTATACTGATAGTATATTAAACACAGTGAGGAATGAGAGATGATTAAAGTTGGTTATCCAGAGTATACGGGAGTGAAAATTTGTCGTGCTAAAAACGATACACGCTACTATTTTAATGGTTTTCTATTTGATAAACGAGGTTTTATTGTAGCTACTGACGGGCATCGTATGTTCGTGGCGGAAGTCAATATTGACGGCATTACCGACGATGTGATTGTGGATGTGAAAGGTAAAGCGCCGAATAAATTCGTACATGCTTTATTCAACATTGAGGAAAAGTCTGTAAGTTTCCACGATGACAAAGATAACTTGCTTTGTACACTGCCACTTGAAATTGTGGACGGTCGCTACCCTGACTGGCGACGTGTAGCAAACGTGACAGAAGGTAAAGTGTCACAGATCGGTTTGAACTTCGATTACCTGGCTGATGCGGCGAAAGTTGGTAAAGCTTTCGGCACTAAAAACAATGCTTATGCCATGACTTTACAAGATGCGGCTAGCGCGGTTCAAATTAAATACAACGAATCAGCGTATATGATTATTATGCCGTGTCGAGTCTAATAAATTAGCCCCGCATTGCGGGGCTAATTTAATTACACCAGAGCGGTGAACAGCGCGCCGGCTTCTTTGTAGACGATGCGCATATCAGTCGCCAAACTGATTTCAACACGATCCGCTTCCAGATGTTCCATACGGAATTTCTTAACCTGTACGCCCTGGGCGTTCAGATAAGCAGTCCAGTTGAAACGGTAGCCTGCGGTCGGCTGGTCGATACCCGGAGTACGGTTACGATAAGCCAGCAGAGCTGTGCCGGTGCTGATGAATGCGTTAGTCAGGGTAGACGCACCTTCGTTGCTGGTAGAAGCAATTGCGCTTGACACAACAACTTCCTCAACGCCGAACACCTGCGCCAGTGCGTTATCGTTCACCACGACTGGGGTGTTGTTACCGATACCGCCGGAATACTTGATGCGGTCGATGATAGCCGGGTTGGTGTCCAGAGCATCACGTACGTCCTGAGACAGAACCAGCACGTTTGGACGAATACCGCCCAGCAGCTGAACCTGAGTCATGTACTTTTTGACATCAGCAACAGGGTCGGAGGCATCGTCGGTCCATTTCAGAACCTGGTTACCGGTTGGACCGGAAGCAACACCGGTGATATCGATGCCCCACGCGCCTGCAGTCAGGTAGCGAGATGCAAACAGTTTTTCCTGACGGATCATACCCTGCTGGGTCAGCCAGCGGGTGGTGCTGGTATCCAGGTTCAGAGGGCTGTCAGCGTTCGCGCGGATCTGATCAGCAATATCGTGGTGCAGAGCAAACACGTTAATGCTGTAGTTATCCTGGTCGAAGTTGTAGCCTGAACCTGCAGACTCGGTACCCGGCGCGCGAGGACGCATGTCATCACGCAGTGAATCCGCCAGACGGAATTTAAAATAGGTGTCAGACTTAGACTGCACCGGGATGCTCGGGAATACGCGGTTAAACGCGAATGATCGATCTTCTTGCCACACCGCAACGGAAACGTTGGTAAGCGGGCGGTTTACGTGTACCGAGTTGATGCCCGGCTGGTTTGCAGAACTCATGTTATCCCCTCTTAGGCTTTGTCAACCAGTACAGAACCGATCTCGCCATTACCTGCTGCGAGAGCCACCTGACCCAGTACCGCGTCGCCGGATGTTGCAGCAACGATATTACCAGATGCGTTAACAGTCACGTTAGCGCCGGCAGTCAGTGCAGCACCGAAACGTGCTTTACACACACCACCAACGGTAACCTGAACAGCTTCACCTGCAGCAGTCGCTACGGATGCGGCGATACCGAATGCTTTCTCACCGGCTACAGAGCACGGTACGACGGCGTCACCAGAAAGTTTTACAGCCTGACCGAACGCGATTGCAGCGCCGGACAGATACGATACGTCTTGTGCAACATAAGTATGTGCCATCGCTTATTTCCCCTGCTCGATCAGTTTGTACAGTTCAGCACCGTCTGGAGTTTCCATGACTTTGACCATCGCGGATTCAACAGAGCAGTTGTGTTCTTTCGCGTACGCTTTGGACAGACTATCCAGTTTGTCCTGTGCGGACATACCTTCCAGATCAACTTTGTGACCGGCTGGGGTATGGCGCGCTTTCATCGCTTCGCTGCCGGCTTTCAGCATGGAAGTGATCGCGGCTTTAGCAACTTCTGGCAGCGCATCGATGGCACGCAGTGCAACACCTTTTGCAGTGACTTCACCCGGCAGCGCTTCGAAATCGGCTGATTTAGCCAGGGTTTCGAATTTAGCTACTTCGGCGTCTTCAGCCTGTTTAGCAATGGTGGCCTGCTGTGCTTTCAGAACTTCAAAAGTTGCAGCGCCGACGGCCGATTTACGAATTTCAGCACCGTTAATTTTTACCACTTCGTCGGCTGACTTAGCGGTATCAACCATCACGTCGCGAGTCGTGTTATCGAGAGCGCGGAATGACGCCTTAGCGGTTTCATCCAGCGTGCCGTAATAGGCTTTCTGCGCATCGCTCATGCCCGCTTCTGCGGTCAGCACTCCGATCTGCGCGGTTGCCTCGTCTAACTGTTTTTGCAGTTCTGCGGACATTGCAGGATCCTCATTGGTTAAAAGACTTTGTGCGAGACTCATTACGAACTCTGCGATGATAGGCTGTACAGGCATATCCTGTTTCGCCGCTTCTTCGATAGACTCGCGTAACGCTTGCTCGTTCGTCCAGATTGTATCCCATACAGGCTGCGTGCGCAACTGCATGTTTTTCTCACGAACAAGTTTGTCAAGCTCATCGGTGAAAATACTTTTCGTCACATCGGAAAACTTACGGATAGCCTGTGGCATATCTTCGTCAGTCATGTCCGGATGGAACTTACGCCACGCTGCTCGGACACGGGCAATGACGCCTGGCAGATCGGCTTCAGGAATTTCGACTTTCTGACCGCGAAAACCTTTTGGGCCGAGTGCGGCGATCGCACCGCCGACATGTGCCGCATCGTCAATACGCAGCTTTGGTTCGCCGTCTTTCGGATTATACGCGTAGACAGCGCCAGCTTTGAAAATGGTCACGTCAGCACCGGTGTGCGCCGGTGTGGTTACGCCTGACAGTTCAGTGAGTTTGAACGTTCTGGCACGTTGCTTGTTGGATTTACCATCGAAGCGCATTATTCGACATCCTCCCAGTTTGCAGCACCGCCGACACTGAATCCCTTGTACACGCCGGTGTGATATTTATTCAGCACATCGTCGTCCTGAACGTACACACCAACGATAATACCCGACTGATCGCCAATCTGTAATCCGAGGGATTTGAAAATGTCGTCATAAGCGGGGAACGCAAACGCCACATCGCCTACCTGATCACCGGAATGCATCGCTTTGTTCACGCGACCGTTGCGCATGAAGTCAGCCCACGCATCCAGGGTCACACTTTCGGGGATGTGCTGATTGTCGGTATCGAAATATTCCGCGCCGTTTTTCGTACACACCTGCGCCCAGCCAAATACCAGCCTGCGTTCAGCGTCAACTTTGATAACGTTATCAGACATACAGTGTCCTCCTGCGCGGATCGTACCACGCGACGGTCTGGTGCGCAACATTGCTGCGGAAATACCCCGTGGCCCGAACTGAAAATCTGGTACGACCAGTGTTGGGCAACGCGCCATTACTGACTTTACCCCTTATACCCTTTACTTTCTATAAATTAGATAATGGTAAGTGTGTACTGTGTATCATAGTAACGGTGAGATCTGTATAGGGAATAGAGAGCAATGTATGGGGTGTACGGTTTTTCGTGGTGAACCCAGTAACGACGCGGCTTGCAGCCACCCCGTAGAAACTCACCCCTGAGCGTAAGGTTGTTACACAATTGTTAACAAATGTACTCTTTACACTAATTGACAAAGATTGACGAAATTTACTTAAGCCATGAATCGTTATTTTGCGATTTGTTATAACGAAAAAGAATTAGACACTGTAATTGCATGTTGTACAATATGCTTACTTCAACAAAGGAGACTACTATGCACCCGGGTATTTATTTCAAAAAAACTTACTTGACTGATGTTCGTCTTGCTATTGCGGCAATGTGCCTGAATGTAAGCGAGTCGCAACTCAGTCGCGTTACCAACGGTAAATGTGACCTGACACCAGATATGGCTTTACGTTTCGAAAAAGCGACCGGTAAACCTGCTACCGAGTGGATGTTAATGCAGTGCGAATACAACTTGAGCGCACTACGCGAGGATCCTAATATGAAAGGTCAGTTGATGGTTGTAACAGAGGGAGGGTTGTCGGTTTGACCAACTGGCAGGTGTGTCATCAATCAGGGCGCGTTCTGTTCACCACTGACAATGAGGTGACGGCGCGCAATCGTGAACAATTCGGATGGAAGGTGATCGAAGTGAATAAAAGCAGAGAGCAGTTTGAGCAATGGTTTCCGGATATGGTTGAAGGAATACCACCTAGCATGGTTGAGATTTTCAACAAAATGCTATTCATGGCATGGCAGGCATCTCGCGCAGCTATTGAGGTTGAGTTACCCGACTCAACAGAATTCGACGGGCCTGACATGTCCGGCGCGCAACAGGCGATCAGCCGGATTCGCGAAATGTTAACTGAAACCGGAATTAAGGTTAAGGAGTAAAAATGGATAATCGTTATGAGTTAGCGTCACAGCATGGTATGTCTAAAGAATACATTGACTGGTTCTTTGACAAGATGAAAGACGGCTGCGGTAATCAGTGGTTTATCATGATGGCTGCGATGTGGGAGGGTTGGAAAGGTGCCCAACATAAAATGTTTGACCGTATTCCAACGGAATGTGTAAATAAGCAAGCTGTTTGCTGGATGAGAAGTAGATCATTATCTGGCAACTATCGCGATGGATGGAACGATTGTCGAGAGTTATTTATTGATTTGGTAAACGATATCTCAAACGGCACCGGCACTGAATAGTGTTGCTTGCCGACCCGTTAGGATCACGCGGGTACATCAACGAGCCGTGACTGTTCACAAACGGCTCGTTGAACTTCAGCCACTTCTTATGCAGTTCATCATGCCAGGGTCTTTCACGCTGATCCTGCGTGGTCACCCAGCCTTTCTCTGTCGCAGGGTCAATGTGACCGCCGTCGATGCCTTGTTTAACACTTTCGAACTGACCGATTTCCACCACACGTAAACCTTCAGTGCGCGCAATGACCTCGCTGCGGTACTTAATCAGGCGCTGTTCGTAGCGCTCCACCATCGTGTCAATTTTTTCCTGGGTGAGCGTACCGTTACGCACAGACGCGTCGTAGCGCGCGTCACGCAGCTTGTAATCAAGTGCTGTCGTGTCACCGTTCTCCAGCGCGCGGCGATAATTGCTGACCCACTTCTGCTGACCGTCAGTAATGCCGATCGTACTGCGGAACTGGCGCGCAATTGCCCTCGGCGGCTTACCGGTCGCTACAGCTTCTGTGACGGATGCACGCACCGCTTCTTTCGTCGTCGTACTGATATCACGAATCAGGTCAAACTCGTACTGCATAGCGGCACGTGACGCGCTCAGACTAAGCGACGGTAACCAGGCGGGGGTTGTGATGGCTGCAGCGGGCAGAATGGCGATAACAGCGCGACCAGATTCGATCATCGCTGTCTGTAACGTCGGGGAAAGGTTGGCGGCCAGTACCGGGTCGAGATTGTCCAGTAACGACATCACGCCCGGTATGCCGCCTTGCAAATATGCTTGTTCAATCTGGGTCAGGGTGTACGCCTGCTTGACAGATTGCCATACAGTTAAAAGTGCATCATTGATGGCACGCTCAGTTTTGGCACTGAGAGCCGGAAACGGATCGGACATTATAACGATACCCTATTAAACCTTTCTTACGGGCATTGTATATCATCATCCTGATATTTGCATGGGTCGTGTTCATATTGTACGCAATGACCTTAAGTGGTACACCGTCACGATATGCCTGCAGAATTTCTTCGTGCTGTTTTGACGTCCAGCGATACCCACGTAACAATATGTTTTTGTCACTCAAACGTTTTCTAATGGCACACTCAGTACGGTGTATGTTATCCGAAATCCATTTCACCGACATTCCTTCTTTTACGTAACGTTCAAGCAGTTCGTCCTGACGCTTTGTCCAGCGCATGGTCTACAATCCTCACGGCGCGCAGTGCGCCGATATCGTTAAGAAGTAATGCACCGGGCTGTGCCGGCACTTCAGGATATGTACCGAACGGCTTTACGGCATGCGGCTGGTTGTGTGCCGCAGCGTCAACCAGAATGCCCGGGTGAGTAGCATAGCAATGACCGTCGCGCCAGTATTCTCGCTCATACGTCGACCTGCAGTCGTAAATGCCGTTCGGTGTCATATCAACCTCGTTTAATCAGGATGCAGCATGAAGCTGCGTATCCAGTCGGATCCATCGCACCTTTTACCAGTGCGCGCCGGTAATCCACGCTGTCAACGCGAAACTCATCGCCGCCGCATGCCACCGTGTCACCTTCTTTCGGTTGCTCGCCGGTCTGGTACGTAACCTGCGCGTTCAGTGCGGTTTCAAGTCGCGCCGCGGCACTTAACATACCGCCTGCGCGCTCATGATTCGCACGGTAACCTGACCCGGCTTTTTCCGCATCGCGGCGGATATCATCAACGACCTGATACAAATTCACCGTCATAGCTCACCTCAACGGATTGATCCGGGAAATGTCTGATCGACAACTTACTGCGGTCAAGACTGGTTGACAGTGCTTCACCCTGGTTTGTCAGGTCATAGTTACGGAACGGCCAGCCGTTCTGTGCTAACCACGACTCAATACGATACTGAGCGGTCTGCCAGGGTTTGATCGCGCGCATGTGTTCTGCTGGTACGGTTACAGTTCTCATTTCTTCACCTCGATCAGTTTGTTCAGGTACCACTGTGCTTTCTTGATATCTTCCGGGCCGTTTTTATCTTCATAACGCCACAGGTATTTAATAACGTTCGCCACGCAGACCGCTTCAATACCTGTCTTGCCGACGGTAGCCGATTCGATCGCGTCAATGCACTCGACCTTACCGTTAGTATAGTGTGACGGATGGTTCACGACGTCTACAGGTTTATAAGGGTCATTAAAACTATGCGTCATCTGACATGGGCAATCAAAATTTTCGGGTTTTCGATAATGTCTCCACGCGATAATATTCGTCAAACCTTCTTCCCACTCCCAGCGCCAGTCTGATGCTCTTTTGAAGTTGTCGCGTCCATCTAAGTCATCACCGCATAAAACAACTTCAACATGAGCATTCACGTTCACCGGACATTCACCGCCGAACCACAGTGTGTAACCGTCGTCGACCAGCTTGCACGCGTTGTCGTACTGTTCTTTGGTCACGATGGCGGTTTGCCAGTCGTCGGCGAGTTCCGTTACGTCAATACCGTTTCCTGTTAAACACCCTTTTGAAACCCATACCTCATTGTTCCTAATGGGATTTTTAACATAATAAGGATAGACACTCATATTGTCTCCATCCTGCGTGTAGCACAGGGCTTCCGGGTGCCATTCAATCCGCTCTTTAACTAACAATTCTAACAGTTTCATTTTCCACTCCGTTTGTTTGGTGTGATTGAACTATAGGGATTGACTTACACGCTGTCAACGATTATTTTATAACTATCGCAAACGAACGAGGTGCACATGGTTACAATCCCACAACTCGGTGTCCGGCTCCGCGGCGGGTCAAACGGTAAACCGACAGTCGAACGTGACTACCTGGAGTTTACCAGGCTGACGCATTACGACTGTGAAACCGAACCGGAAGCGCGCGAGAAGATCCGCGCCGAAATAGACGACTACATCAACCAGCTGATTATCATGAGGGCGTGTGTATGACAAAGCGACGGGTAGTATGTGCAGCTAATCAATATCAGACACAAGATGGGAGAGTGAAAGTATTTATTGGCATTCGGCATTACTGCCCGGTAATGCTACAAAATCTTGAATTCTGGAAACCTTATATTATCCGTAGTTCTGAAGTACAAGGTTTTGTCGATCAGTACGGTGTTTTCATGGATCGCTTTGAAGCACTAACTGTTGCCACAAAAGCCGGGCAAATTAATATTGCACGACCTAAAACATCTCCTGAAGACCGATTGTTTAGCGAGGATTTATATTGATGAACGTCATTCTGTGGTTTCTAATCGGACGGTGGTTATTCATTGACTATACGAAAGATATGAAAGGTTATTTGCCTGGCAGAAAATCGTTAATGCTATCTGCCTGTCACAACAACAATCTGTACGGATGCCGTAAACACCCGGTTATTTATAACGATATGTGTCGTATTGTACGAGGTGTGAAATGACGCCTGACCACTTTAACAACATCATTGCCGATGATATTGAACAGCAGCTTGTCAATGAGGTGCGTAATCGCGCTGAAAGATTTTGCACAGCTTATGTTTCGGTTAAAAAATGCATTGAGTATTTACCCAACGCACGCAAAAGAAAAGTAAACAACGGGTCGGTTGAGTATTACCCTCTTATCGTTCATCTGATTAATGTGCGTGACCTTAAAGTTTTCAAGCGCAAAGGTAAAAACTTAGTACATAAGTTTTCCGATTTCATAATATTAGACTGTGATAGTCACAGTTCAATGCGAATCAGGATGTCGCTTCGGTCACTTTAAATAAAAACGCCCCTACTGCGGGGCGTTCTGCTGATCCTCGACCGATAACTGCGGCAACGGTCCTCGCGTCAGTTCATCGCTGCGCTCGGGCAGACCACCTTCACTTCGCAGGAATTCTTCCAGTGCTTCATCAGGTGTCAGTGCGCCCGCGCCGGCAAGGTCACGAATATACGTGCCGAGCGTTGTCAGACTTTCCTTCATAGCTGTACCGACGCGCATCGTAGGCATCATATCTTCCGGCAGACCGTTCAGTTTCCAGATCATCGGCAGTAACTGGCGGTTAAGCGTCGACGCGATCGTTTCCATGAACGCCTGTACGCCTTTCAGGAAAAGCGACGTACTGTTATCAGACAGTGACCGGTTGCCACCGGAACCGCTGGTACCCAGGAACAGGAAGTCAGCGAGCACGGTGCGCGCCATTCCAATGTCGTAACGGCGGATCACTTTGTCCAGGTCTACAGCGTTGCTTGCTGACGGGGTGGCAAATTCAAACTCAGCGGTACGCATGGTGCTGAACGTGGTACGCCCTGTTGACGCGTCAGTCGACTCGTACGGGCTTGCGAAGATAAGCAGACCCGATTCCTTGTTCTGGCGGACATCACGCAGCATACGCGTGTACTGACCCAACAGCGCTTTTGCGTTATTCGCAGTTTCTGTGTTGCTGCTCTCGGCATCGATCGCCAGTTGCGCATCGACGTACAGTAATGGCATACCGGTACCACGTTCAGCCTGAATCGCTTCGATTTCCTGCAGGCGCTTTTTGTAGTACCACGGTTTGTACGCGTAGCGATACATAGACTCACCTTCAGGGGAGCCGCATGCAGGTTGGTTGATAATGTGCACGTAACGGTCGCGGGTAATCGTTTTGGTGATACCGACCACCGGGACAAACTGATTTACGGCCGTAGCGCGACCAAACTCATCGACCTCCCAGTCTTCGACACTGTTCTGACCGATCAGCACCATCTCTTTGATACCGATTCGCCCGTCCTGACGCTTATACGTCCAGACGTCGAACACACCGTAACCCCATTCACGGACGGTGTAGCAGTTCTGCAGGAAATCGTTGAAAGTGCATCCGGGGTACGGGTCAGCAGGGTCGCCCATTGAGTCAATAATGATATCGCGCGCCAGGTCAGCATACTCTTTCGACGTGTCTTTTTCCGCGGCGTCCATCTCCCACGGTACGGTCAGCATAATGGCGGTGATCAGCGTGCGCAGCGCGCCCAGCGTTTCATCGTTGCGGCTCATCTGAGTGAATACGCGTTTGCGTAACTCGCCGCGCAATGCCGGCAGGAAATCGTCGTCAACCTGGATAGCGCCATTCGCTGCGGTACGTCCGTAGCTGTAGGCAGCGGCGGGAATGTTCTGTGTCATCGGAATGACGCTCCGTTACATTGATATTCCCTTTAGTGTAACAGAGCGTTGGGCGGGGTGTCTATTACCAGACGGGCAGGGTGCGATATTCTACCGGTACCCCGGCATCCTGTGCCGCTTTGATACCATATTCCATACCTTTGCTTATACCCAGGTCAGTATAGACAACGCTCGCCTGTGCAACGGTACGCCATGATAACCCTGCGTCGATACCGTGCTTACGTTCTGCTGGCACATCGTCATTCAGGATACCTTCCTGCGTGTAAAGTAAATGTGAGGCGATCGGCGCTTCGCCACGCAGCAAACTGTCGCGCACGCAGGCGCGGGCATAACGGGTATTTTTCTCAACGTCACCTGCAAATGGTGACTCGATGATGACGAGGCGATGTCCGGTGAATTTTTCACGCAGCCAGTCATCGCATTCGATTCTCACATTGCCTGTGAGTTTTTCAGTTTGAATTTCACCGCACCCTATCACCCAGTCACCGTGTTCATTGCGTTTATTGACCACTACGTAACCAACATTATCGTCGGCTTCAATACATGAATCTTGCGCAACGTCATCGAGAAATATTTTAATTTCAGGCGATCCGGATTTTATCCATTGGTCGCTATTAATTTTCATTTACTCACCTCAAATTTCACACCGTGGTCGATAATAAATTTCGCGACCTTATTGTAATCAGGTTCGGTACCCATCACCGCCGCGACAAACTGCAGCGTGCGCAGGTAACACGTAACCCACCACGACATTTTTACATTGAGTGTTAGTCTCATCGTAACATCTCCGGGCTGATAGTCAGGCGGCTCACTTCGCCGTATTGTTTGTGGTACGTTATAACATTTGCGCATCGACCGCTGAACCATCCACCAGATGATGCGTATTCATCTTTAGCCGCCAGAGTGCGGTGTTGCTCAACAATCATGTTGCGCGACTCGACAACTTTCTGGTGGTGCAGGTGACCAACATGACAGTACGCGTATTTCGTTTCACCGAAGTCGCGACGGAACTTGCCGATCATCACTGATTCAATACTGTCGAAGCGGACACGATGTCCGTGATGGAAGAATAGCACAGTGTCTCCGTGACGGAACATTTTGAATACGTCCGGTGACGGGTCGACGGTCAGACGCGGCTCATTGTCGTACAGCAGATTAAGCGCCTGTGTGAGCCACAGAGACGACGCGGGGTCATGGTTACCCTGACTGACCACCACGTGCACTTTATTATGCCGGCGCAGCGCCATATCGATAGCGCGACGGGTCATACGCATTACGATCTCAATCATACGGAAATAACGCGTGTCGGCCGCCAGAACGTGACCAGATTCAACGGTGGTAGGTTTCAGTGAGTCGTAATGAAGAGTATCCCCCAGGAGGGATATGACGGCGATATCCGCTTCAGGGGATGAACGCAGTGCCTGACTGAACCATTTATCAAACAGTTCTTCGGCAATTTTCACATCGAAGTCTGCACCGCCTTCTTCCTCACAGGCCATCATACCCAGGTGGAAGTCGCTGATGGTGTACAGGTTGAGCAGATTTTTATAGACGCAACCCGGACCAGAAACCGGATCGACAGGTGTGATATCCGCGCACAACGCTTTGACCGCCTGCTGCATCATTTCAAGCTGATGATCGGCGTCAACGTCGGTCTTAACCCACTGCAGTTTTGTGTTGCCTGCAGCGTCGGTGAGCGTGGACGTACCTTTCACTTTGTAGCCGTCCGGTACGAGTTTTGACACATCGCCGCCGTGTCCGTGACCTTTCGCAGCAAGGCCTCTTTTACGTCGCCACAAATTGCGGACATCAAGTCCGCGATCTGCAGCAATTTGTCGTACTGTTTTCCCGGATTTTAGTTCATCGTTCAGTTCCTGGTCCGTGATTTTCATACTGTTACCCGCGTGTTATCAGATTAGTCTGAGATTAGCACACTATCTGTTAAATCTGCACCTTTCGGATACCATTTGCGCACTTCCTCGTATGACATACCTGTCAGTACAGTCTGATAGTGAGCAGTCATGTCGAACCAGTATGACGTTTCGCGCATTCCCTCCCAGTAAGGTAATGACAGATTGAACCTGATCGCGTCAATCAGTTCCCGGGTGGCGTGGATCACCCAGTAATCCGTCACGGTGTGCTCGAAATACAGATAGACATTATCGCCGATCTGTATTTCCTCGTTGGTGTACTTCACCGCCAGCCTGACGGCTAACGGCGTTGTGTACAGTTCATAAGGAAAGTCGCTACGCATATTGCATCGCCACCCAGGTAAACGCTGATGCCCCGGAAAGAATAATAGTTGTATCGGCTAAATACTCTTTCCACCCTTTGCGGTGCTGAATATCTTCGAACAGTAAAACAAACCCGACGATACTCAGCGTTCCAGCTACGATCAGAATTGCAAGTTGCATAATATTTCCTGTAGTGCGTTGAGGATGTACGGCATGCAAATAATGCCGATGAAAAGTATGTTGTTCATGGGTTACTCCTGCTGCGGTGCTGCTGGCAGTGGCATCCAGTGGGTGACGTAGCGACCGTAATGATTCCAGAATGGTGTGAACTGACAATCATCACCTGCATCCGGTACATTCCAGTAATCGTGTTGGACCCGATTATTTAGATCCTCGAATACCAAATACTCATAGCTCCCGGGTTTGTTTTCTGGAAGCCGCTCACTGCAAGCCACCCAGCTATCCGGAATCACCGGAGAGTTGAGTTGTTCGGAATTACCGAACGACTGAAGCATGGCGGCGCGGCAGGCGTTCCAGCCGACAGCTTTTCCGTGTTCAAACGCGCTGTCAAAGTCATCATCCATTTCCATCGCAGCGGGCACAGGCTCTGCTTCGAGCGATGCCAGTGCGATACGCGCCAGCTCGTGTACTTCCCACTGCTCTGCATTGGCCTGACAATTACTACCTTCAGAATTGAACTGAAGGAGGTTTGCGATGCACTCTTTGGTAATAGTGCTCATGGGTTTTCCCTCAGCCATCTCTTCATCGGTTTCCCATAAAACGCGCGCCTGTCCCTCACAGACCTGAATGACACCGCCACGACCGCAAGAATTGCATTTAACGGCATCGTCATCCCACAAGGCACTTTCGTTTCCGCGAGCGGTCTTTACTGAGTGTGATTTGTTGCCACAACGGCATTTGTTGAGCCAGCCAATGGTGAAAGTTTTCATGATGCCTCTCCTTTACCGGCTGCGGCGGCTACGTTGACTCCAGCATCGTGCAGTGCCTCAAGAACCTGATGCTGCTTGTAAACCATTTCCGTGTGATAGGGCTCATCGAAATCGACGCGATGCAACATGCTATAGCGCTGTGGAAGTACAACCTCCCGCGCCTCCAGCTCAGCAATCCGCTTCTCTGCTTTCTCTGCCCTGTCTCGCTCACGCTGAAACATCTTGTGGGTAGTGTCTATTGCTACAAGGCGTGCAGCAGAAACCGTTTGTACGGCTTCCAGCTCATCCAGCAGCCCCAGTACGGTGGCGGGGTTGGCTGCGGCGATGAATACTGAATCAACCTTGAGGCAATGTTGCGCTACCGCTTTCACGCCAACCTTCACCTCATAGCCCCGCGCGCCTTTGTGTGGGTGGTATGATTCCCAGCGACCCCATGAGGATTTATTTGCTGCATCTGCCGCTTCACGTAATGCGCGTTTGTCGATGTTGCTCATTGGGCGGCCTCCTTCTGCATCGTTTTTCACCGGCCCGAGGATGTCAGCCGAGAATACATACACCTCTTTGCCTTCATCATTGGTGAGCCAGTATTCGGCGTCAGGCGCAACATTCAGCGTCAGGATGCCATCTCTGCGCGTGCGTACCTTCTGCCCGTGCTTCCACCATTCAGGGAATCCGTTGCTCATGACTGCACTCCTTTGCGAAGCTCGTCGGCGAATTCACGGATAGTGTCATCAAGGTCTGGACACAGCAGGCTGTCAGCAAACATCTCCACACCCTGCGCACGCACTTCAGCCAGGAAAGCGTCGGTTGCTGGGGTTTTGATTGCTTCAATTGCTGTATTTCCGCAATCATCAAGAAGTTGCTCTGTTGGCCGGTATTCGATTCCGAACGCAAACTTTTATCGGCTTGGATTTAAGCCGATAAAAGTTTGCGCAGTCAACTAGTTTTGCATTCTCCGCAGCCAGCGCCGCGCATCTGGCTTCAAGAGCAGAATACCCACGAATCAGAGCAATAACCTGTTGGTCACTGATGTCGCACATGCCATCTGATTCAAACTCGGCAATCCATTTGTCTAAACTTTGTTTGATGCTCATCACTTCACCTCTTTAGCTGTAACGATAATTTCGAACTGATGATGTGCCTGGTGGAACATCTCAGCATCCCCCAGTGCTGCCGCGACAGCACATTTGCATTGTAATACGAATAAAATATTCATTTAATCGCCTGTAATCTTTCAAGCTCACGTAACAGTGCGGTGATGCGTGCTTTACGCAGCGTTTCGGCGCGTTCTTTGGCGTCCTGTTCAGACAGGTAATACTCGCCTTTGCGGAAATACGTGTCACCCACCACTGCGACATTGCCGTCAGCGAACAACTGTGCGCTTTCGAATTTCTGAACGCCGCGAGTCAGTGCGTATTTAGTCACCCAGATAGTCTCAGCATGAAGTGATGCGCTGACCAGCTGGGCGATTGCGGTTAATAGTAGTTTCATTTCGTACACTCCGCGATTGATTGTTTTATACTTTAGACCAAAGAAAACCGCACGTCAATGCGGCAATTCGTCGCCGTTATCACATTTCACAATGTTAACCCGGCGGCTTACAGCTTACCTGTCAGCAAGATAGTGATCACCTCCCGTCGGGTTGTGATTCGTTGTGGTGGCCGGTGCTGAACTCTGGCTCGTATACAGGCACCTTGTTCTTTCGAAGCTCTCCTGCGCGCATCAGCCTGCGCATTCACCACAACTGTAACGACGCTCCCAGCTTCGCGGTGTATCGAAGAGCGGCAGGCCTACCATTTGAAGCGTCGTTACAGTTGGGTGCCCATTATTAATTACACCGGGCCAGTGCGCCAGATTAGGTAATGAGGAACTGGAATACCTCAAGCTGTTAAGCCGTTAACGCACACGATAAATACTAGCCCACCTTGCCCAGACCGTCAATCTTTCCTGCAACGATCGCGTCGTAAAGTTGTTCACAGATACCCTGGATTGCGAAACCACATGGTTTAGGTGTTGACATCATCTGCTCGACCGCTTTGTCGCGTATCAATTTGTAATCGTCGACTTTGATACGTTCGGCAATCAGATACCAAACGGAAGGATCTAAAATAGTATTTTCCTCATTGTCATCTACATATAAAACTCTTGCCCCTTTTTCAAGTTTTTCAGCATAGTCAATACTTGACCCTGGAAGGGTCACACATTTAATTGCCACTGTAGCCCAGTCCGGCGCGCCTTCAAAATCGGATTCGTCACCTTTGATATATTTCCACATTTATCACACTCCGTACAATTATTTTACGATTACGCCCAAAAAGAGCCGCCTGTTACAGCGGCAAATAACATCAGTGAGCACGGTTAGTATAGACTACTCAGTGATTGGTTGCCAGTCTTCATTTGAGACGTTCTGCCCGTGCACACCTCCGTAGAAATAAGTGTCTTCATCATCAGGCCAGACCATGTTGCCGCCGTAGTAACCATTTGATGCATTACGATAGTCAATAATCATTTCACCTTTATCAGTGATGATTTTCGCGCCATATACCTGAAGACAGTCATGTTCAGGATGGTTATCATCACTGCCTGGTAAATCGAGATCATCAATTGATAGAATCGTGAAAGGGAAACCCAAAGCCGGCATTTCAATGTTTTCAATCCAACTGTAGGAGCAGCAGTCACCGTCTACACGGGCAACTAATTGTTCACCGTTGTTACAAACAAACAGAATTGCTTGCTGATCCGAAGCAATTCTCATGTCGTTTATTACTTTACCGATTAATAAATTACTCATCTCTCATTCCTCACTGTGTTTAATTGACAGTGCGAGTGTAGTCCCGCGTTGTTCACACTGTCAACAATTATTTTATAATCCGTCGTAATTACCTGCACCTGACTGAACGAGTCCGGCGCGCGGTGTGGCACGACGGGCAATTACCTTAGCGTTAGGTTTAGGCTGCATCGCAGCAATGACCAGGGCGTCCGCCATGTTAGGCGACTTCGTGCCCGCTGGCGCTTTGTTCACGATGACCTTGCCGCCGGACTGATAACCGTACGTCACCTGACCGAGTTCCGTTATCAGCTTGTCAACCCACGGTGCTTTTTCCGGCAAGCTGATAATGTCATCTGGGTCGCACGGAATGCCATTGCGCACCCAGTCGAACGTCTTTTTGAACCGGCGGCGCAGATAGAACCACGCCTGTGCTTTGAGAGTGGCGTAATGGTCACGGTTCGTGCGAGTTACATCGTCATCACCCTCACCCATGATCGACTCATGCGGATTGACCACCGCGCCGGATGGCACCCAGGCGAACACCGGCATTTCGTTCTCTGTGTTCTTCGCGGCAACTTTCGCAGCGCGTCCGATGCCCGTTACGTCGTACCAGAATTCGTGTGCGCCGCGTTGTGCAGCTTTGGCGTGGAAATCATAGTACGCGTCGTCACCGTCACCGGCTAGCGTCTCCATGTGCTCAACGAGCATACCGCGCATCATACACAGGGCGTTCACATCGCTACCGCCGTCCGCGACGTCCATCCCGGCTGTGCGCTTACCAGATGGTGACAGGTTGAGTTTGAGGTGTGCACCCTTCGCTGCCTGCACCCATGCTGCAGGTATCAGGATGTTCTCGACCGCCGCACTGTAATCCCTGTCGACTTCCTGGGCGAACACGTGCAGCAAACCTTCATCCTCAGCTTTCTGTCGGCGCGCGTCGTACCAGATCTGCGTCTTGCCAGGGTGGTCGCTCCAGTCCATGATGAAAATGCGCGTCTTGCCCGGCGGCGCAGTGCAGCCCGGGTTCCACTCAAAGCCAGCCATGCGACGGCGGTGAAACACGTTGCCCATCCCGTTAACTGACGAGATGTCGATCTGCACGTTGGTGTTATCGCCCAGCGCCGCCTCGATGAGTTCAGGGCGTTCATAGTGCGCTGAGTTGTGAGTAACGACGAAATTATCAGTCAGGTATAAACCGTCCGGACTGTCAACCGTGATACATTTCACAGGCTGTTTTCCTAACGACTCAACATTGACTATCGTACGCATCGTCGGGTGCTTGCGAGGACGTAACGCTTTTATTTTTCGTGTCAGTTTGAAAGGTGTGACGTCAGGTATCCACATGTGCAAAACGAACATATCACGGAAACCACGGTGGTCAGGTTTAACGTTTAACGTCGCGGTTCCACCCAGGCTCTGAACGATGAACATTACATCACGCGCGAGACGTTCAGAACAAGAATGAAAACTCGCTACGCCGCCAGATGCGGATCCGTCTGTGTCCATCAGGCCTTGTAACAATTCTACGCGGTCAGTCACCGATGACATTTTGTACATGTCAGGGATGAACTTAGTTTCAGCGCCGTGACCGGCGATACCCGCTGACATTATTGCTGCACTGGCCCGACTTATTTTACCTTGTCCGCGTCGACCTGTTGCGTCATTCAGTCTGTATTCGATAGTTCCTTCGGAATGACCCAGTACACAATCATCAGGTAAACGCGATGAAACGTTGTCAACAATTTCCTGATCAATGGATGTGAAACTCGGTCGGTACTTCGGTACGTGTTTAATCGAGCCGTCACCGAGCAGGACGCCTACAATGTAAGGGTGTAGAGGTAATTCGCCAGGGTTATCAAACTGCACGGGTTTGCACACTGGTACCCGATACTTATACTGTTTCTGTCCGCCTGGCGATTCGTAAAAATAGTCATCTTTGAACGCTGAGAGACGACGTGTAACTGTTTCTCGTTTACCCCATGTTTTATTTAGTGTCCACAGATGGTTTTCGCTGCAGTCAGCATATGTGCCGTCGCTAAAATGAACACGGTATGTTTCATGACTTCCGCAAGGGTTGATGTGCGTGACACTTACTGGTTCACCTTTCGCACCGATCACCTTGTCCCCTGGCTGAATGTCACCCATCTGAACGAATCCTGAAGGGGTGAGTACCAACGATGTGACAGGCTGTGCTTCGTCTTTGAAGTAAATGAGCGTACGACCACCACGACCGATATTATCACCCGCTTCACCGGCGATCGTCGCTCCGTTCGACGGGTTGATGATTTTCATGTAGGTCATGTGCTTGTCAGGATGAAACCCTTTCGGCCAGAATAGATCGGACGGCAGGTTACGGATACACGACCGCAGTTTGTCGAATATGGTTTTAGGGTCGCCGAGTCGGTCAACGAGTTCCTCTTTGCGCGAACCGAAACCGATCGCCGCACCGGGCCAGTACAGCCACAGCCAGACACTGAACGCTGACGCGGCGACCGTCGCGCCCATGTCACGCGCTTTTTCAATCAGTCCGTTTTCCTCATCGAGCACACAGGAATGCAGGAACTGAATCAGGTCAGTCTGTCGTTCAAACATGCTGAACGGCATGAGCGTCGGCAGACCGCGCGTTGCATTACGCGGGTCGTATGTCGTTGCCCAGTCCAGGCACCAGTCGACAGGGTGGTGTTTGTAGTGGATATGTGCGGCGCGCGCTAATTCAGGATCGGCGCGCAGACGGTGCAGCAATCTGATACGGCGTTCGCACTCTGATTTGTGGTCTGATGGCCAGAAATACGATATGCGCGGATCACCGCCTGCGGATGACACAGCGTCAAAATGAGATAGCCCCGCATCACGCAGGGCTTGATAAGTTGATTTGTCTATCATGGTGCTCCCCTGTGCTATGAGGGGAGTATATCACGGCTAACACAGACCTTTACAGTGCGTCCCGCAATCTTGATATCTCGCTCATTGCGTTATACATATTACATTTCATTCGGTCATTCTTTTCAATCCGACATTTATCAGAAATGATACGGATCGCCTCGTTGTAAGCCTCTATTTTTGCCTGTCTGATAGCCTGGTTACGTGGCACACGTTTTGCCTTCGGTATTTCACGAAGGCATTTCGGTATGTAATTAGTAGGCATTTGATGGGTAATACCCCTCTTTGATTCCCAGCATTCGAGCTGTAGTTGGTCCGACTTTCTGTGCTGTCACAATATCAAATTTCACATAGTCAGCACCGTAAGTTTCAACAATGTATGCTTCGCATTCAGCTTTAGTTTCGAACATTTTCAATTCCTCAATTTCGTTTCGTTGAGGTAATAGTACGCCTTACGTTGTACGTCGTCAACAATTATTTTATAGTAACGACAAATAAAAACGTGCATTGCCGCACGCTCTTTTTAACCTTTCATAGCCTGTTGATACAGGTCGCACGCCGTCTTGCTGTCAGGTGCGTTATTCACGTCGTCAGGGGTGACGGTGCGCACGCTGGCATTGAGGTTCACGTTGTCGTTGAAACCACCTTGCATACGGATCAGCATTTCATACGCTTTGTTACGGTCTTTCGGTAGCAGGTCGTCAACGAGCGTCACGGCGTAATAGCCGTTGTCCGATTCTTCCAACATGGCGATGTACCGGCGATCCTCCGGCGGGATGTCATCGACGGACAGGATGTGCGGTTTAAACCGGGTGCGCCCCTTCTCATCCTGAACGGGTAGCCACTCCAGATACGGGAAACGGTCGTGCACGCCGCGGACATCCTGGGCAAGACGCAGACGGATTTCTGCAAGCTGCATCTCGACGCCGTGCGTGAAGTCAGACTGCAGCGCAGTCAGGTAGGCTTGTACGTCAGGACGTTTCAGAACGCGCGCCGCTTTCTGCGCCGGGTGCAACATGTCAGGCCACAGTTTAGCCGCAATGTCTGCAATCTCCAGATTATTAATATCGCGCTGAATATACAAGTCGCAAAACTTTGCATCCAGCGGATCTAATTTAGCGCGCAGTTCATTAAGAGTCATTTTAAATTCTCAGCCGCAGATATTAGTTGCTCGTTTTTAAAACCGGCGAGTTTCATAATATCCGACGTGTTTAATTTAGCCGCATCGAATAATACGAAACCATTTTTAATTTCCCAGGTTATGCCTCGGGATTTAAATTCAGTCAGCAATTCGACTGCCTGTTTATTTTTCACGTTGCCCACTCCGCCCACTCGTCACATACCGCTGAGTATACCACACCGTCAAGACGCCGCAACGATTATTCCAATTATTCCGAATCGTAAGAATAACCGGAATAATGTGGATATGTGGATAAGTCCGGTTACCCCTGTGGATAACCAACGTTCAGGGTGGGTCGCCATGTCTTTGCTAAACCGGTTTTACACCCTATACCCCTTATTATTCTTTATAATTAAATAAATATATATAATATAAGAGTATATTAGGTATTGTATCATATATATATATATAGTTTCGAAATACTATAGAGGAATCGAAAACGATGTAAATTTTCGAAATGAGGGGTTTGTACTAACAAAACAATAAGTTACGTTGCCCGCACTTCCACCCCGCGCCCTGACAGTCTAAAATAATTACAGTTGACATAACGAAACAACGTGATATTATTTATAACAGCATATAAAGGAGGTCCAATGTTAACTCATCTTAAAAATTCCGTATCAGCCATTCCACACGGTTTGACTCCACGCGAGGCGGCGATGATTTCCGGGGGCACCATCTTGCGTAACGTTTCGTTGCTCGGGAAGACCCAGACAGTGATCCTGAACGCTGCACCTGTCATACCCGAACAGACGTACGGATGGCTAAACAAGTTGATGTACTCACCAGGGCACACAACAAAAATCCCGGATCATGTGGATGAATTTCACGCTTACTACTGGCTGACACAGTTCGGTTGTGTAGACGAAAAAGGTCGTTTTAATAATACCGGTGCGCCGGTAAATATACTCGGCACATTATCCGTCACTATCTCAAAAGGGTTTATTAAGAATGTCATTATTACTGAGTGACTTTAAAATAGTACGTGATATGAATTTCAAAACTCCGGTTAAAGAGATTCATAATTATATAAAGCAACTCGACCCGTATTTCGATATGCGTCGTGTACAAACGTTCTTCGGGAATAAAACTTACCGACAGGACGGTTATTATATCGGTATAGGTATTCCGGATAATGCTGAGGAATGTATCGCTGCTGCCCGTACACGTTATGACGTTGACCCACACATGCTGTCAGCGGCCGTCGCCGAGCAGTTAATGTTTCCGGTACCGGGACACACTGCCCGCGCCGCCCAGGTTAACGCAGTGGCGAAAGCCCGGGGACTGACCGGACTGCATTTCAACAGTGATATTCCGGACCACGGTATCAACTGGCGCGGCGTGCTGTACGCGGGCATTATCAAACGCGGCCTGCTCTGGTACGGTCCGGGCATCAACAAGCCTCTCAGCGTGTATGACCTGACCTGGTGGGTAAATGAGTGGAGCACCGAGCCGGTCAGCGAGGACGAAGTGATCGCCGCCATGGACGCCCCTATGGTACGCGTCAAGCTCAACTGGGACATGGG